CGACCATGAACGGACCTACAAAAGAGTTCGAGATGGCAGCAATGCGAGGTCAAATCATTCACGGCGGAAACCGTTGTCTACGTTGGCAGATGGGCTGCGCCGTTGTGTACACTGACGTCAACGAAAACAAGCGTGTGACCAAGGAACGCCAAGAGAACAAAAAGGTCGACGGCGTGATTGCAAGTATCATAGCCATAAACGAGTATTGCCACACGCTAGGGGAAGAGGATATTATGCTTGAGATTTTTGATTTGTGAGCAAAACTTCGTATATTCTAAGCTAACCCGCAACGTATGGCCACACTAACCGAACGCCTTAGCGCCTTGTTCCGTTACCGAGTAGGTAAGTACAACAGTCAGACACTTGAGGCCGAAATGGGCATTAACCCCATCGTGCGCAGCGGAGTCAATGTCACTGAACAAAGCGCACTGGCCATTAGCACTGTCTACGCGTGCATTAACAAGATTGCAAGCACGATTAGCAGCCTAGACCTTGAGATTTACGTGCGTGACGGGCGCAACATCGAGGTGGCCAACCAACACCCATCCTACGAGCTGATCACGTCAGCGCCTAACGAGCACCAAAACGCGTTTGATTTTTGGGAAAACGTGATGGCCAGCGCACTGATGTACGGATGCGGTTACGCCATTATTGAGCGGAACGTACGAGGTTATGCAGAGCGCCTGGTGCCAGTGAGCTACTACGACGTTGACGTCAAGGAAGTGGAGGGAGAACGCGTATTTGTCATCCGCGATTACGGCGCAGTGACTCAGGACAACATGCTAGAAATTAGCTGCATGAACAAAATGTCGCCAATCCGTTTGCATCGCGAAAACATGGGACTGGCCAAGGCCGCACAGGACTTTGGCAGCGAGTATTTTGGGCAGAAGGGGCAAATGACAGGCGTTCTGGCGTCAGATCAGCCCTTGCGCAAAGAACAAATGGACGTTATTCAGAACAGCTGGAACCAAAGCGCAATGAACGCAGGTACCAAGCTGTTGCCGTTCGGTTTTAAGTACCAACGCATCACAATTACGCCCGATGAAGCGCAGTTTATTGAGACGCGCAAGTTTCAAGCGGAGGAAATTTGCCGCATATACAGCGTACCGACGTCGCTGGTCCAACTTCCGAGCCAAACGACGTTCAACAACGTAGAGCAGCAGAATTTGCAGTTTGCACGTCACACAATTGCGCCGTGGGCCAAGCGCATCGAGCAAGAAATTGACCGCAAGTTGATTCAGAGCTTTGAGCGTCCAGACGTCTACAGCAAGTTTAACATGAACGACCTGTATCGCGGTGACTTGGCTGCTCGCACCAACTTTTACCAGCAGATGCTGCAAAGCGGTGTGATGAGCATTAACGAGGTGCGCGGCAAAGAGCAAATGAACCCCGTAGACGGCGGTGATCAGCATACAATTCAGATTAACCAAATCGCATTGGACCGCTTAGGCGAGTACAGCGAGAAAGTATCAACCGATGGAGGACAACAACCAGCATAAAGACGCCGAGAAGCGGACGATGGGCACCATTGAGGTGCGCGACGCTGAAGGCGACGAAATGACGCTTGAAGGCTACGCAGCTGTATTTAACAGCGAAACAGACCTTGGCGCATTCCGCGAGGTCATCCGTCCAGGCGCATTCGATGACGTCATGGACAACGACGTGCGCGCACTTATTAACCACGACCCAAACTTGATTTTGGGACGTACAGGCAACGGCACGCTTGAACTGTCAACAGACGAGCGTGGATTGAAATACAAAGTAAAGCTGGGGGACCAGCAATACGCACGGGACTTCTACGAAAGCGTTAAGCGCGGTGACATCTCACAGTCGTCGTTTGCTTTTACCATTGACAAGCAGTCATGGAACGAAGAGCGCACAGTGCGCAGCGTAGACAAGGTGCGGCAACTGTTGGATGTGTCACCTGTGACGTACCCAGCATACGCAGCCGCCACGGTGCAAGCGCGTGACCAACAGCTTGAAATTGACGAAGTGATCGCGGATGCGGTTGCCGATACAGATACAGAGAATAACGAACCTCAAATTCCACAACAAATGAATCTCAATGAGATGAAGGCGACTCGTGCCAAGCACGCTGATCGCTTCGAAGAGTTGGTGAATGTCGCAGAAACTGAAAATCGCGACTGGACCAACAACGAACAAGAAGAGGCTGACCTTTGCAAGCGCGAGGTTGAGCGTCTCGACGGCAAGATTGCACGTCGTCAGGCCCACGAAGACATGATTTCGCGCCAAGCTCAGATGGGCGGCACGACTGTCTCAGAAGCCAAAGAAATTAACCGCGTCAACAAGTCTTTCAGCTTGAGCCGTGCCGTCAATGCCGTTGCACTGGGCAAAGCATTGGAAGGTGCAGAAGCTGAATGGGCACAGGAAGCTGGACGCGAAATGCAAGCGCGCGGCTTGAACATGTCAGGTCAGATTGGTATTCCTGGCAACGCATTGTACCGTGCCATTGGTGATGCCGACGACTTTGGTGCTTCTAACGCTGCATACGCTGGTGCTGGTTTCGTGCCAACTGTGGTGCCAGGCGCTATTGACGCTTTGCGCACGCCTACAATGGCCGAGCGTGTTGGTGTTACCACTATCAACAACGCAACCGCAAACTTGCAGTTCCCACGCGTAAGCGCCAAGGCAGCAGGTACAGCCGAAACAGAAGTTTCTGCGGATGCGGATTCTGGGCTGGACATGGACACTGTGACGTTGACGCCAACGCGCGTTGCCGCCAAGACCTTGTGGTCAAAGCAGTTGATGTTGCAGGGTGGCGCAGCTGTTGATGCTCTCATCTCTCGCGAGTTGTCAGCAGGTATCAACGAAACCATTGACAAGGCAGTGTTCGCTGCTGCTGTTGCAGGTGCTGGCGACGCTAACGCCGTTGCTGGTGCTTTGGGTTACACAGACATCACTGACGCAGTGAAAGCTGTTTTGGCTGCTGGTGGCGATTTGTCACGTTGCGCTTGGATTGGTTCACCTTCAGCAATGTCTATTGTTAAGGGCGAAGCAGCAGTTCCCTCAATTCGCGCCGTAGTCGAGAACAACCAACTTGACGGCTTTACAACGTACTTTACGCCTAACCTTGCCGACACAGCAGGCGCCGAAGCTGGCACGCTGTTGTTTGGTGATTACGCTGCTGGTATGTTGCTCGCGTTCTTTGGTGGTATCGACTTGTTGGTCGACCCATACAGCAACGCAGGTACAGCGCAGATTGCTTTGCACGTAAACAAGTTCTACGACACAGCTGTGCGCCAAGCAGGTGCACTGGCAGTGGTCAATGACTTTAGCTGATAACAACTAAACTTGGAAGCCTGGCAATTGGGCTGGGCTTCCTTTTTTTCCCTTGCCATGATCATTACCAAACCATCATACACCTCTGGAACTGACGTCGTATCACTTGCTGATATGAAGCTTTTTTTGCGCGTTGATGGGTCCGACGAGGACGACACGATCACGGCATTGCTTGACGCAGCTGTCGCGCATATTAGCGACTATACGAATCGTCACTTTACTGCTGATAGCACAACAAAATTCTACCTTGGCCGTTGGCGCAATGCGTCTCTTGCGTTTGGTCCAGTGACGCGCGTTGTATCTGTCAAATACGATGACACTTCAGGCGCACAACAGACCTTGGCCACGTCTAAGTGGTACACAGAAAAGTTGACCGACAACACAACGCGCATCAGCTTTCACGACACCCCAGACCTAGAAGATTATAATGCAAGCCCTGTTGAGATTGAATGCAACTGTGGCGCTGCTGAATCACCACAAATTAAGGTAGCTACAAAGCTGCTTGTTGCTCACTGGTTTGAAAACCGACGCGCAGTAATTACGGGCGCATCTGCTAACACGGTGCCCCTTAGTGTTCACAGCTTGCTTAACAGCGAGCGCATTATCGACATGCGGCAATGAACATTGGGTTTCTTGATCGTCGCATCACTATTGAAGCGCCAAGCGCGTCACCTACGCTGAATGCGTACGGGGAGGCAGCTCAATCTGACGCGTGGGAAACATTTGTAACTGTGTGGGCAGCCATGGACAACAAGGCGGCACGCAGTAGCATTATCGCAGATCAGGAAACCGCCATTAACCGCGTCACCTGGCGAGTGCGTTCGTCAAGCTATACACGTCAGGTCTCAGCAAAGTACCGCGTGAAGCACGGCAACGATTACTACAACATACTTGCAGTGCAAGAGGTGGGGCGCAAAGACATGATTCACTTGGTTACCGAACGCGTAATTTCTGAGTGATGGCATACAGAGCAGGTAACAGAATTGTTGCAGACCAGTTTAGGGCAAGTGCCAAATTGTTGCGTGGCGATATTGGTAAAAACACTTTCCAAATTACCGGTTTAGACAAAATTAATAAACGTCTAGCGCAGTTGGCAAATTGGTCTGTAGAACAGGAAAATCAAATTGTATCGCTTAACAGGAGAGTTGCGCAGGTATATCTTAACGCGCTTAACGCAAACATTAAGGATTACAAGCGCGACATTCGCGTTCAGTTTAAAGACCGCGACGATATTATTGTGAAGCGCGGTCAGTTGCGTAGGTCTTTAGGTTCATGGCAACCAGCTGCATACGATCCAACTAAAATTTTGGCTGGACCGATTACAAGCAACATTGGACGACGACGCAAGCGCGGTGTGAAGATGGCCAATGGCCGCAAAACATACACAAGAGTAAGTGACGGCTGGTTTGCTCACATTGTAGAAGGGGGCGACAGTTTTGGCATCAAAAAAACGACACCTAACACAGGCGTTTTTAGAATGCAAAAAGCAGCGACACAAAACCGCGCCATGAAGCTGCGCGACAGATTGTTGCGCAAGCAGTTCAGCAAATTCCTTGGTAATCTTTTGCAATCATGAAAGTAGGACTGGCCATATATAATCTGCTGTACAACAACACGGCGGTAAGGACACTTACGCAGGGGAAGATTTACCCCGAACTTGCAAAGGAAGGCCAGGCGATGCCGTATATCGTGTACAGCGTTGTCAGCAACACGCCAAGCGACACGAAAGACGGCACGCCAATTGACGAGGCACAATGTGAAATTTTTAGTGTTGCCTCGACGTACGAGCAGTGCAACAAATTAGCAGACTTGGTGCGAGCTGCACTTGATCGCAAAAGCGTGACAGTAAATGACGCAAGTGCTGGCGACATCACTGTGCAGTCTATACAATACACTAACGAAATAACTGAGGTGAGTGCTGACCGCAAGACTTATATTGCAGTGCAGGACTACACCTTTAGAATCAAACGATAATGGACCCACTTACATTCATTGCAGAAAATTGGGGCGAGTTGACGTTGGGCATTTTGGCGTTTGCCAAGCTCGTGGTCAACCTTACGCCTACGGACAAGGACAACCAAATTTTTGGTTACCTCGACGTGCTCATTAACCTCATCATTGCAGACCGCAGAAAACCTAATAACAACGAATAATCATGGCCACTACAGGTATTTTTAATGGCTCACAGTACACAGTGATGTTTGAGACAGACGGCACGCCCGTCGTCGTCGCAGACCACGTGACTGATTTGAGCGTATCAGTGTCAACAGAGACACGCGACACAACAAGCAAGAACAACGGCGGGTACCGCGCTTTGTTGCCTGGCTTGAAAACTTTGACCGTCAACTTTACTGCGTTCTACGCGGGTGACGCCACCAACGGTTACGACGAACTGATGACAGACTTTTTGGCTGGCAATAAGCAGGACGTCAAAGTTTGCTCTTACGACTTTACAGCAGACACTGAGGTAACGGGCGACCAAGAAATTATCTTTGAAGCATACATTACCTCTTTGGAGTTGAGCGCAGGAACAGAAGACAACGCGTCGTACACTTGCACTCTCGAATGCGTTAGCGCAATCACATTCCAAGCTCACCCAGCGTAACACATGACGATCACCCTTGACAACCAGACTTTTCCTGTGCGCGCAAGCATGCGTGCGTGGCGAAACTTTGAGAACGAAACAGGTCACAAGGTGGCCACGCTAGACAGCGAGGACGTCACAAAGATGCCTGAGCTGCTGTACTACTTCGTAGAAGAAGGATGCCGCAAGCAGGGCATGAAGTTTGAAATGTCAGTGGATGATTTTCTTGGTTTGATTGACGTTGCGGACTTGGCAAATGTGATGAAGGTGATTGAAGAGTCGATGTCGCCAGGCGGTGAAAAAAAAACCGAGGTGACGACGACGACAAGCCACTTGAATGGGACGAAATAGAGTCGTTGGGGTTGGGCTTATTGGGCCTGACCCCTGACGCTCTATACGACTTCACATTTAGACAGTTCGGCAACGCGGTGCGCGGTCGGTACAAGCTACAGGAAACACAACACCGTGATGCCTGGGAGCGTACCCGATGGCAGACCGCGTTGCTGCTTAACGTACACACCAAAAAAGGCGCAAGCCTAAAGCCCAAAGACCTTGCTACATTCCCGTGGGAAGAGCAAGAAAAGCAAAACCCCAGTCACGGCTGGAACCAACTCAAAGCATTAGCAACAAACACCAATGGCTAAATTAGGTGATCTCATAGTGCGCATTGGCGCAGATACGCGCGACCTCAACAAAAAGCTTGGACGTGTGCAGCGTAATATGCGCTCAATGTCTGGCAACTTTGAAAGGCTTGGACAAAGCATGACGCGCAGTCTTACTTTGCCTATTGCAGCGTTTGGCGCGGCTGCTGTCAAAAGTGCAGCTGACATGGAGCAGCTGGAAACGTCGTTTGTTAGCTTGACGGGCGGCGCAGAGCAAGCGGCAATGATGATGAAGCAGCTGAATGAGTTTACAGCTGAGACACCATTTCAAATTGAAGCCGTTGCAAATGCGGCTCGCCAACTTATTGCCAGCGGCACGGAAGTAGGCGACGTGAACCAACAACTGAAATTTCTTGGTGACATTGCAGCAACGAGCGGCAACAGCATTGAGGAAATTGCGGCAATTTTTGCGAAGGTCAATGCCAAGGGCAAGGTGGAGTTAGAAAACCTCAACCAACTTGCCGAACGCGGCATTCCAATTTTTGAGGCACTTGCTGATGCTACAGGGTTGCCAGCCGATAAGCTTGGTGCTGGCGCTGTAAGTGTTCGTCAGTTTAATGAAGTTTTAGAGGGCTTTGCAGAACAAGGAGGGTTTGCCGCTGGCGCAATGGAGCGCATGAGCAAAACCGCATCAGGTCGTTTTAGTACGGCCATGGACAATATGAAACTTGCATTGGCAAGTGTGGGCAAAAAAATCTTGCCTTTTGTCAATAAAGGTCTTGAGCAGTTTACGCGACTCATGCAAGGGTTTGCAAAGTTGTCTCCCACAACATTAAAGTTGGCTGGTGCTATTGCTGCGGTCGCGGCTACTATTGGGCCAATGATTGTGATTTTGCCTAAACTGATTGGTCTTATTACAGCGCTAAAAACATCTTTTTTGCTGACAAGTCCAGCAATATTAGGCGTGGCTGCCGTAGCAGGTACAATTATTGGTTTGTTCGCTAGAGTCGCAAAAGAGGCAAGAGGCAGTGCCGATGAAGTACGTCAGGTACAAAAGGCAATTGAAGATTTGACTAAGGCCGAGTTGCAGCGCGAATTGGGTGTGACAAAAGGTGCGGATCGTGAAACTGTACAAGATGCCATTGCATTCGCAACTGGACGCGTAGCCGAGGCAAATGCAGAGTTAGCAAAAATTGAAGCAAAAATTGAAGAGGGCGGACCCGGTTTGCGTGCTGTATACAAAAACAAGATTGCGGACATTGAGGAATACAGGACCACGTTTGAAAGGTCAATCCAAGCTGGCCAAAGGCTGTTAGTGTTTTTTGATGCAGAGGAAGAGGCAGTTTCAAGCGCCACTGAAACAACAGACGACTACAACGAGAGCAACCAAAATACCGTCACGACTTTGGGTCAGCTGTTCAGCAAGCTAGAAAACGTGACTGTTGGCGCGCTTAGGGCAAAGATGTCTATGGGTCAATTCTTTAGCATGCTCGAAAACATCCAGGTGGGAGCTGAAGAAACCACGCAAAAGTTCATCGACATGGGCGACGTCATCCGCCAGGCGCTTACGGGCATTGCAGGGTCGTTTGACGGAACAGGAAACTTTATCATGAAAGGCTTGCGCGTGCTGGGTAATATGATGGTCAACATCGGTAATCAAATGATTGCCCTTGCTGTGACTATGAAGAAATTTCGCAAGTTTATCATCACCAACCCAGGATTGGCTATTGCAGCAGGTGTGGGCTTTGTCATTGCAGGTCAAGCTTTAAGCAACATGGCACAACGCAACCTTGAGGTGCCAGCACTAGCGCAAGGCGGTGTGGCATACGGTCCGACCATGGCAATGATTGGCGATAACAGAAATGCGGCTATTGACCCCGAAGTTGTGGCGCCATTGAGTAAATTAAGAGAAATGATGGGCGGCAACCAGGTAGAGGTGTTTGGGCGCATTCAAGGCAACGACATCTATTTGTCCAACGCTCGCACAGGCACGAGCCGCAACCGTTACGCATGAGCAGCTACCTATACGCATCGAGCACCGCGCAGAGCATCAATGGCGAGGAATACGAAGTACGCATCATTGAGAATACGTCAGGCACGGACAGCACAAAGGAGTTTGACGTTGGACCGCAGGGCGTAAAGCTGATCTACGAAAACACCGACGACACGTTGTTGTTGCCAGGCATCGTGCATTCGCGTTGTGAGGTTGAGACGTTATGGCCGTCAGGTGACGCAACGTTGTCGACGCTTATCAATAACCTGTTAAGCGCGCAAGATGGCGACTGGTTGCTAGAGGTATTGCGCGACGATGAACGCATTTGGGTAGGCACCATTTTGTGCGAACAAGTAGACCTTGTTGAAAGCACGCCAGTACAATCGTTGCGCATTGTTGCGACTGACGGATTGTCCCTGCTGAAAAACGTCGACTACAACGACGACGGCACGGCATACACAGGTTTTCAAATTATTTTTGATGACATCCTGACCAACATTCAGGAAAAGTGGACAACGTGGAGTTATCTACATGACCAACCAGCAAGCACTAGGGTGCGGTTAGAAATGGCCGACGACGTGTACAGCACAGACGATTACGTCATGGCTCTCACAACGCATCCAGGTGGCACAAACCTAAGCAATGCGCGTCGCATGCGAATTCACACGCACGCATTTAGCGAGACAGATACCGCTGGTAACACGACGTTTCTGAACTGCTACGACCTCTTGCAAAGTATTTGCTTGACCTTACAACTGCGTTTGTACTACTACGGCGACACGTGGTCATTTATTCCTGCAAACCTTAGCAATCAAGAAGTTTCTGGTTACAGATTAAGATATGACAACATTCGACCAACTGGCACAATTGTCGGCACATACGAGTATCAACAATCTGCAACAAACAACATTCGTCAAAAGGGCAACGAGTGGGTGCAGAGCTTCACACCTCAAATTAACGAGGTCAAACTGACTCGCGACACCAACAAAGGCTACGAGATTATTGCGGCGACTAATGTTGCAAACGCCGAGACGCTATCGCAAAACACGCTAACTTTTGCCAGCGCGTCAGCGGGTGGAGGCGATGAAGGTTACATGTTAAAGTTTACTGCGTATGTAGAAAACACAGCAATTAGCACTGCCTTTAGCGAGAAACTTGGGCGAATTGTGTTCCGCTTTACAATTCAGTTTGATACTGGCGCGGATTCTCTTTTCTACAAAAATGACATTGCAGCGCACCCAGGCGGCAGAATTGACCAATACGATACACAGGATATTCAGTTCACAAATCAAGATTATGCGCCATTAAATTTCCCTTTAACTGGGTACAGCTCACAGCCAGGTGCATACGATTATCACAGAGCAGACAACAGTGCATATTACTACGACCTATCAACCGACGGCTCGCGCTATTTAGAGGGGGGGATTCTTATCCCTCCACCTGGGACAGCAAAAACAGGTATACAAATTGTCCCACAAATACGAGCGTACAACAGTTATGGCGTTTACGACGCTACGGCGACAGCTGCACTTACTAGGGAGTTTGTCAGTTTGTACTTTGTCGCATACAGCAACAACCAACTGGCAATTGTCCCGAACTTTACTTTTGAGGCCAGCACCACGTTCGGACGTGGTTCAATTGATTTAGGCACCACGCATATTGGTGGTTTGGGCGTGGGCATGGGCAGTATTCAGGTCGAAACTGCGTCTGGCGTGTTTAACCCTACAGATAACTGGGTCAACCAAGCGAGCGCCATAGAACGGCCCATTAATGAGCTGTCTGTTGAAGAGGTGCTTGCATCGCATTACCGTTCCCGCAAAGTGGAACGCGGCAACATTGTGCTGCGTGGGTCAAGCGCAACGCCAGGGAAGCCGTTCTCACGTTATTACGATCGCGACACAGGCGAGTATTACAGCGCACTGAACTGGGCATTGTACAGCACGCCATGCGAGATGGAGCTGACCTTACGCAAGATTGGTCGCAACGCAGTAGGTATTACGACAGAAGCAGTCGACAGTGGCGATCCCGTACGCGGACCAATAGACACGACGGAGGGACAGTCAGAGACGCGTTCGACTAACATCATGTATTCGTACAACACGCAGGCGCGTGCAAACTTTCAAGGCGATTGGTCTGCTGTGATTAACACAGAAACCAAAGAGATGTACTACACGACCGCGAACGACGGTCAGGGTACATTTATGGACGCGCAAGGACAAGTGCCAGACACGCCAGGCGCTGTGATTGTTCGCAAGGTGTACGTGAACCCCAAAGGCTTGCAGACGCGCACAGATTCGCAATGGATATCGCCAGCAGCATTGCAACCAGCCGACAACGCGACGCTGAGTGATTGCCGCGATCTTATACGTGAATACATCGCAAAGGTTACAGATCACGGTGCATACACCTTCATGGTGACATACAGTGAGGTGGCGACATTGCCGTTGCTAAATACGTACACTAATGGGCAAGCCGCGTATTCATTGCGCAAACTCAACTCAAGCTACACTGGCGCAGCTATTAACGTTAGACGCACATCACCAACATCAATATCGCAAGACATTGGTTTTACCGCTGCTGGTGACTTAGATGTCGGTGCATTGAGCACGTTTTGCGGATCGGGTGATGGATTTGTGCAAACATGGTACGACCAAAGCGGAAATGGACGCAACGCCACGCAAGCAAGTCAAACACTACAGCCTAAAATCTTTTCAAGTGGTTTTACGCTGTACGTAAACAGCAAACCCGCTGTTTACTTTGACGGGGATTACTTGGACACATCTGCGTTTGCTCCCAACCCAAACCACGAAGTGAACCTCGCTGGCGTCGTGCAATTTGACAACGTAACTTCACGACAATCTGCGGCAAGTCAATGGGGTGGTAGCGGTCAACAGAATTTTTTCTTTCAAATGCAAGAAGCCGTTGTACACCTGCGCATGGGCTATCGCTACGATGATGGCAGCTTACCGTATGAAGACCAAGTGGCGACGGTTGCGGCTGATACGCAGTACCTCATGTCTGCACAATTTGAGCAAGGCGACATTCACGTGCTTTACAACAACGTTGCAGGTAGCCAAACAAACACGCCTGGATCAAGCGCGCGACCAAACAACAACAGCCGCGCATTGCGATTGGGTGGCCTGTCTACAAATACGACTCAGCTTATGAGCGGCTTTGTACAAGAATGGGTAATGTGGTCGAACGCATCAGCACACGACCACGGCGAGATTAGCACCGATATTAACGACTATTACGACGTTTACTGATGGAATATATCACCGTGCTACCCGAAGGCCAATTAAACAGCTTAGAACGCGCCAAAATCATTACGCGTGAGCTGTACAATTTGGAGCGTCCTGTATTCTTACAAAATGAGGACGAAGCAGACAACACTTACTTTGGCATTCTCACGCATCCTGACGACCGATCGCGCGCGGCACTGTTCATTGACACTCGCGCAGTTATCAATATTCATCCTAATTGCACACTGGAACGCCTTGTCGCAATGTTTCCAGAGCTGACGCCCGAAGAGAGGTTTACACTATCATCTACTATACACCAACTTGACCACATCCAATTCGGCATGATTTTGCCCGATAGCGTCACAGTGCGCGACGAGAAATACATGGCCGACAATGGATGGTTTGTACTTAACGACCCGTGATGCAGGAACTGAGGACACATCTACAAAACGCACTAAACGTAACCTACGTGGGCAGCGTAATGATTGGCTACATCAACGACGCCATTGCCATTATTGCTGGCCTTACACTTGTGTGGTGGAATGTTGAACGCGCGCTCAAGGCACGCAAGGAACGTCAAGACGTATGAAATGGTTTAACTACTCTGAGTTCGACAGTCCTGACGAGCCAGGTAGCGGCCACTACATGGACCAAGAGTTCCTCGACATGCTTGACGAGGCACGTTCACGCGCAGGTATTCCGTTTGTGATCACTTCAGGATACCGCACCGAGGAACATTCGTACGCTGTAGGAAGCAACGCGGCAAGCTCGCATTGTAAAGGCGTCGCAGCTGACATCGTAGCCGCTACGTCACGCGACCGCTTTCTTATTCTCACTGCACTGCTCGAAGTAGGCATTGACAGGCTAGGCATTGGCGAGGACTTTATTCACTGTGACATAGATTGGGAGAAATCGGCCAATGTCATCTGGAATTACACCTGAACTGCTCAAGATACTTGCACGCTTTGACGTGACTGAGGTATTTAAGACGAAAGGCAACCTGCGTCGCTGGTCAGCCAAGCGCACCATTGGCGGCATGATCGCCACCACGGCGTGCTACGACATCGCCACGCATGGAATTTCATGGGAGGCAGTTTGCTTGTGTGGCATTAGTATCATACCTTTAAGTGTGAGCCTCTTAGAGCGCAACAGGGTTTAGATAATTGTTTCATAGTTCAGGAGGGGCTGCCTACGGGTGGCCCTTTTTGACATCTGTATGTTTATAACTACCCTGTGATTGGATGCCGTTTGGATGCCGTTGTGGCATACGTTTGTGTCATGCGATTGCTTCACATCCTTCCCTTGTTCCTGATTGCTCCCGTTTGGGCGCAGTGCGACATGGAGTTGTACGGCTACAACCCGTTAACGACCGAAATGACTATTGTGGTTAAGAATGGCCAGTGCTTGACGCAAGCCGATAGCATCGGTGAGTTCCTGTTAGGTCTGACCTTTGACCCACCACTCGCCGAAAGTCCATTCCCGTGCGTACAAGGCATGGATTGGGCCTTGCTCATTTTCCCGCTCGACTTTCCAGGCTTTGACATTGGCCAAGGCGAAGACAACATTTTGCAGACAGGCGACACCATTAACTTTCAATTGACTGACGTGCCATTTTTTGGCTCAGGTACAGCGCATTGTTGGATTGACGCAATTGAGGAAGGCGCGTTTTACGACGAATGCGTGGTAATGACCATTTATCAAATCAACGACAGCGAGACGATCACAGGCGAATCAGGATTGACTAACGAGCCATACCCAGACGTCGACCCGTCCGACAACATTTTGATGTGGTCACTTGGCCCGTACTGCGATTCACCGCCATGGCCATACACCCCACCTGTGTACACCCCTGACCCATGCAACGACGACGCCATATTCGTGCCTAACGCATTCACGCCTAACAACGACGGCAAGAACGATGTCTTCCGCGCATGGACAAACGGCGACTGTTGGTTGTGGTGGGAAATGCAGGTATTTAACCGCTGGGGTGACGTGGTATG